TTTGAGGCCATGTGTCATGAACTTGGACTTGTTGGATGGACAGCCACACAAGGTAATAGATCTTCAATCTCATCTGAGGTTGTAACTACAGACCAAATGGGTGGATCTATTAAGAAAGCACAAGTTGGACACGTAATCATCTCCGTGGCAAAAACACTACAACAGAAGGAATTAAATTTGGCTACCATTGCAATTACCAAATCAAGAATTGGTAAAGATGGTGTTGTATTTGAGAACTGTAAGTTCAATAACGAACTATTGGAAATTGATACTGAGTCTTCTGTAACCTTCTTAGGGTTCGAAGGACAACAGGAACAAAAGAAGAGTGATAGAGTTAAAGAACTCCTTGAAAAAAGAAAACAAAGAGAACAAGGTAAGACGAATTAAATATCTCTTACTTTGAAAAAAAACTTTAAAAAAACAACGAATTTTTTATTAGAAATTGGGACTAATGGTAGTATGGTTTATATTTATCATTTAAAATCCCCGATTTTTTAATAAATTTCATTTAAAACAAATTACAAAAAACATGGACATTTCAAATCGAATTCTATCGGACATTACAGTGTATATGAAATACGCAAAGTATATTCCAGAATTGAAAAGAAGAGAGACTTGGCAAGAGCTAGTAACAAGAAACATGGAGATGCACATCAAAACGTATCCCCAATTAGAAAAAGAAATCCGTGAGAACTACATGTATGTTTACAAGAAACAAGTTCTCCCATCAATGAGATCAATGCAATTTGCAGGAAAACCAATTGAGATATCACCCAACAGAATTTACAACTGTGCATTTGCACCGGTTGATGATTGGAGAGTATTCTCAGAAATCATGTTCCTTTTATTAGGTGGAACAGGTGTAGGTTATTCAGTACAAAAACATCACGTTGAAGTATTACCTGAAATCAGAAAACCAAACAAAGAGAGAGGAAGAAGATGGTTAGTTGCAGATTCTATTGAAGGATGGGCAGATGCCGTTAAAGTATTGGTTAAGTCTTATTTCTTTGGTGGATCAAAAATCGAATTCGATTTCTCTGACATCAGACCAAAAGGAGCTAGATTAGTTACATCGGGAGGTAAAGCACCTGGTCCTCAACCATTAAAAGAATGTCTTATCAAATTAGAGGGTATTCTTGATTCGAAAGAAGATGGTCAAAAATTGAGACCAATTGAAGTTCATGATATGGTTTGTCATATTGCAGATGCGGTATTGGCAGGTGGTATCAGAAGAGCGGCACTTATCTCTTTATTCTCTGCATCTGATGATGAAATGATCAGTTGTAAGAGTGGGGCTTGGTGGGAAACAAATCCACAAAGAGGTAGAGCTAACAACTCTGTTAGTTTAATGAGACATAAAGTTAATAAAGATTACTTTATGGATTTATGGAAGAGAATCGAAGCAAGTGGAGCAGGTGAACCTGGTATCTACTTATCAAATGATAAAGATTGGGGGACTAATCCTTGTTGTGAAATTGCACTTAGACCATTCCAATTCTGTAATCTTACAGAGGTGAACGTATCTAATGTTGTATCACAAGAAGACTACGAGGCGAGAGTAAGAGCGGCGTCATTCATTGGAACACTTCAAGCAGGATATACTAATTTCCACTACTTGAGACCAATATGGCAAAGAACTACTGAAAAAGATGCGTTAGTTGGAATATCAATGACAGGTATCGGATCAGGAGCGGTTTTAAAGTTAGATATGAAAGCAGCTGCGAAAGTTGTGAAAGAAGAAAACAGAAAAACTGCTGAGTTATTGAAAATTAATCCAGCTGCGAGAACAACAACAGTTAAACCTGCGGGAACAACATCTTTAACTTTAGGTACATCATCAGGAATACATGCTTGGCATAATGAATATTATATCAGAAGAGTTAGAGTTGGTAAAAATGAATCAATTTATGCGCACTTAAAACAATATCACCCTGAATTAGTTGAGGATGAATATTTCAGACCACACGATACAGCGGTAATTGGAATACCACAAAAATCACCTGAAGGATCAATCTTAAGAAACGAATCACCAATTCAATTATTGGAGAGAGTGAAGAAGGTTCAACAAGAATGGATTAAACCAGGTCATAGAAGTGGGTCAAATGCTCACAACGTATCGGCAACCATTTCAATCAGAGAGCACGAGTGGCCAGCGGTTGGTGAATGGATGTGGGAGAACAGAGAATATTACAATGGACTTTCAGTATTACCATATGACGGAGGAACATACATTCAAGCACCGTTTGAAGATTGTACCGAAGAAAAATATGAAGAGTTAATGGAATCATTAAAAGATGTTGATTTATCTAAAATTGTTGAAGTTGATGATAACACAGACCTATCAGGCGAAGTTGCTTGTGCGGGAGGTGCTTGTGAAGTTGTAATGGCATAATGGAACACGATAAATTAGTTCAGAATATTGTAACCGGAATGTATGACTCAATCAAAGGAAACAGATAATACAGTAAGGGAGAAGCCAAAACTTCTCCCTTCTGATTTTTATATTGAAAACGGATTTAAAGTGATGACCGAAGAATATCATATTAAAAGAGGATATTGTTGTGGAAACGGTTGTAGACATTGTCCTTTTACTCCAAAAGCAATTAAAGGTAATAGTACTTTAATTGAAAAATAAAGCAAGTATATTTATCACTATATGGGAGACGGAACTACATATGGTATAAATTTTCCTTTCAGAGATTCTGTTCGTGGTGACTACTTGGATTTAACCAATGCCGCGGGACAGGAAATCAGAGCGGATCTTATTAACCTACTTCTTACTAGAAAGGGATCTAGATACTTTTTACCTGATTTTGGTACAAGACTTTATGAATATCTTTTTGAACCATTTGATGGTTTAACTTTCGATGCTATTGAATCTGACATAAGATCTTCAGTCGAAAAATATATTCCAAACTTATTAATAAATAAGTTAACAGTAGAACCTTTAAACCCAGAAGATGAAGCGGATGACAACGCTTTCACATCAAACTTACCAACATCACCTGTTTATAGATATCCTGGAAAGGGAACCGCAGAATATACTGCAAAAATAAAAATAGAATATTCTGTCCAAGACAGTGCATTTGCAACAAGTGATTTTGTAATTATCAATATTTAAGATAGATGGCTAATCGTAAGATATCATATACAACCAGAGATTTCGAAGGAATAAGATCAGAACTTATACAATACGTTCGTACTTATTATCCTGAATTAATTCAAAACTTTAATGACGCTTCGGTGTTTTCAGTGTTTTTGGATTTAAATGCTGCTGTTGCAGATAATCTACATTATCATATTGATAGAAGTATTCAAGAGACAGTTCTTCAATATGCTCAACAAAGATCTTCAATTTACAACATAGCAAGAACTTATGGATTAAAGTTACCGGGCCAAAGACCTTCAGTTGCTTTAGTTGATTTTTCAATAACAGTACCTGCATTTGGTGATAAAGAGGATGAAAGATACTTGGGACAATTAAGAAGAGGTTCACAAGTTTTAGGAGCTGGACAAGTTTTTGAAAACGTGGAAGACATTGATTTTGCATCCCCATATAATTCTCAAGGATTTCCTAATAGACTTAAAATACCAAACTTTGATAGTAGTAATAAGTTAGTTAACTATACTATAACTAAAAGAGAAGTTGTTGTTAACGGTATTACTAAAGTGTTCAAAAGAGTTATTACACCAAGTGATGTAAGACCATTCTTAGAGGTATTCTTACCTGAAAAGAATGTGTTAGGTGTTACAAGTGTTCTTTTAAAGGATGGTACGAGTTACACAACAGTACCTACAGTTAATGAATTTTTAGGTTTACAAAACAAGTGGTATGAGGTTGATGCTTTAGCTGAAGATAGAATCTTCATTGAAGACCCGACCAAAGTATCAGATCAGCCAGGTATTAAAGTAGGTCGTTATATTCAAACACAAGATAAATTTATTACAGAATATACACCTGAAGGATTTTTAAAGATGACTTTTGGAGGTGGAACAAATACAGCCCAAGATGCTCTTAATCAATTTACAACGATGGGGGTTCCTTTAAATCTACAATTATATCAAAACAATTTATCGTTAGGAGCCGCTCTTAAATCGAATACTACTTTATTTATTCAATATAGAACAGGTGGAGGATTATCAACAAACTTAGGGACCAATGTAATTAATCAAGTTGGAACCGTTTCATTTTTTGTTAATGGTCCATCAGAATCTACAAACCAACAAGTTGTTGGATCTTTAAGATGTAATAACGTAACAGCAGCTATCGGTGGAGCTGGTCAACCAACTGTTGAAGATGCAAGAAATTATGTGTCATTCAATTTTGCGTCACAAAATAGAGCGGTAACAGTCAACGACTATGAGGCTCTTGTTAGAAAAATGCCATCACAATTCGGAGCACCTGCAAAAGTAGCAATTACGGAAAACAATAACAAAGTGTTAGTTCAGATTTTATCTTATGATACGTCTGGTAAATTAACATCTATTGTATCGAATACATTGAAACAAAACTTAGCAAATTATTTATCAAATTATAGAATG